TTCCACCACACCCAGTTTCTTGATCTTGGCCGGAGATGATATCCAGATGGGCATGGAGAATTTGAGGCTGGCAATGTCAATTGGGTTTTCTGTGCCCATTGGAATGGTTCTTGAACTCCAAGTTGATTGATCCAGATACATCACACTCAAACTGGACCAGTCAATATAGTTGTCTGTGCTTTGTAGTTCTAGCGAAGGATTAAACAGTGTTAGAATTTGTTCAAATAATTGCAGTTTCTGATTGGTGTTTGATGTCCAAATATCCAGTGTAATACTCAACTTGTACGGCACGGGCATCAGTCTTTCAATTGTAAATGCATTGCCTTGTGTGGTGTCGTATGATTCTGTAGCAGTGTCGTATGTGCGTTGGCGTACTGAGAATCTATCCACAAATGTGGGATCTTGTATTCTTGGACGATCGTATTCAAGATTGTTGATGTAGAAAGTCATTAGCGGAGTTGATGGCAAAGCACTGGCAGAGTTTTCTTGAATGATAGTTTGTGCATTGCGACTGGAATCACCATACCGCACAGGCACACGCAATAGAGTGGCCTTGTTTACGCCGTCAGTTTCGTTGCCGTACTCAATTTGGAACCCTGAAAAAATTCTGGTAAATTGCAGCAGGAACCTGCGTATTTGAGAATCATAAAAAAATTGTTGCATGTTTATCTTGAAAAAGGTGGTGGTGGGTTGGGCGGCAAGAAGCCACCTTGGTCGCCATTGTCTGCTTTGGGTTTGAGAGCTTGACTCAAGCTCTGACGCTGTGGTACAGCACCCAAGTCCGTGGTATTGGTAGTGTATGTATTGTTCACAAAGCCTGAGCGTTGTGTTTGATTGGTTGCGGCATTGTCTAGTTGTGTTCGCACTTTTTCCTCTATCTTGACCCAGGTTCGTCCGTTGTAGCGGAACAATCTGTTGGGCTTGTAATCCAATCTCAAACAGTAATCGCCACTCACTGCATTTGCCGGAAAACTAACACCAGGAGTAACAGGCAAGCCGTTAGGAGCAAAGCCATCACCAGTTAGATAGCCTGCTGTATAGCCATCTGCTCGTGGAGTGATGTTCATGCCACCCTGTGTGCCATCCACTGTGGTACCGTCAATTGTGCTCAAACTGGTTGGATTGGCAGGTTGTCCATCTTCAAGTGTGGCCACAACATAAAACTTTTCAACGTCATATCCACTGAGTGGAACTTCCACATTGGCCTGAGCCAGTATGTCGTCATTGATCTGTTGATCTTTGGGTCGGGTACTCTGCATGTCAGAGATTGTGGGCGGAGTATACTCAGACCAATAAGTTGTATCTGTAATTTCTGTGCCAGCAGGAACATTTCTAGTAGCTCGGTAATACACATCACCGTAGTTCACAATACTGCCACCAGGATAGTAATCACCCGGATCCCAAATGTATTCAGACACAAACGGCTTGTCTAGTATACTGTTGTATTCTTGTGCATTTGTGAGTGGTGTGGCCTTGATACGCCACAAGTGCGGCAACCAAGTTTGGCTGAATCCTTCACTCGCAAAGTTAGCATCCTGGATCACATAGTATCTGGGCAAGGCTAATGGCAAGGCAGCGTTTAAGGGATTGTAATCTTTCAGATTTGGCACTTCAATCACATCGCCGTTCATGAGTTTGCGACCAAATGTGTCTATCATGTCGTTATAGTGAAAGGTCACAAACAGTGTGTCAGAGTTCAAAAACAATCCAAATTGGGTTAAGTCAAAGTCCACATCCTGCACACGATACACGCCGCGCATGACATAAATGTCTGGGGCATACACTCTGTCTCTGTTTTCCAACAACAGCAAGTCTTGAATGTTTAGTGGGCTTTGGGTATCATAAATGGGCTGGGTGGCATCAGCATTGCCCGACAGCGCAGAGTCCTCACCCCCAGTTTGTGGGCCCAGGTATTTGTGGATGAAAATGTCGAGGCCACCTACTGTGTACATCTCACTAATAGTGCGATCCATAAATTGGTAGTCTCTTGTGCGATTTGGGCGGTATAAACTTAGACGTGGCATAACATATATTTATGGGCCGGTTGACCCATAATTCCCAACCTGTTATACTTTGGGCATGAAAGTAGTTAAACTAGACCGTAGATTTCGCCAATACAAACAGCATGGGCATGTGATTGCTGTGCGATGTGATACTTGGCTGGGCGAAGGCATTCCTCTTGAAAAAATATGCAAGGCCAAACTGGGAGACCGTGGCTACATGCCCGATAATGACTGGTATGCTTATTTTGGCAAAAACAACGGCCGCGCCAACCGCCCATTCTGGATCTCCTTCCGCAGGGAAGCAGATCTTACTTTAGTACTACTTTCTGCCTGATTGACCAAATAATCAAAATCTGCTATAATACACACTTGTTCACTACAGGAGCCTGTATGCAAAAGGCAGCAAATTTTGTTGCAAAGTACTCTACTGCCAACAAGTCCAAGGCTGTACTGCCCTATGACAAAATAAAAGCCACGGAAAAATGGCTGGAGTACAGCCTGGACATTGTTGACATGAATAAAATTTTGATGAAGTCAGATTTTAACACCAAATGGCAATTGATGGAGGCATTGGACATTGCAGAACGCAAACGCAAATACATGTACAACCACAAAAACTTTGAACTCAAACGTGCCATGCGTTTGTTTGACCTCTGCCGAAATTTAACTACAAATAAGTAAGGACACACATGAGCACCACATTCAAAATTAAACTGCTAAACCCCCGCAGTTCTGACACCAACATCCTGGGTATGGAGCCAACCTGGCAGGTCCAGCCCACAGAGTACCGCACCAGCCGGCTGAGCAAAGCATTCTCCTGGTACAATTATTTTTACGGCAAAAAAGATGCCCGGGACATGATTGTGAACTACCTGGAAGCACATGACCGCAAGGCAGATGTGCGACTGCTCAAAGGCATCCCGGATTCAGCAATTCGATTGACCACAGGCTGGTTGTGCCGCATGAGCATGGTAGGCTTGGAACTGTTGGATACAGAACAGCTCAAGTTGGAAAATCAACTGAGTGAAATACTGCACAGCAAGCAAAACGAAGTGTCGGAAGTGGTAGAAGAATCTGCCGCAAGCAAGCCCAACATCCAGGACCGTCTGCGCGAAAAAGCGTCAGAGTGCAACGGTGAACTGGACGGTATGTTTGACGAGTTCATGTTGAGCGGCGCCAAACTGACTGCGGACTTCAAGCCTGTCGCAATCATGCGTGGGCTAAATGTAGCACCGCAAATGATCAGCCAAATTCTAGACAACTGGAAGCGTAAACTTGCAGAGTTTGATGCAGTGGTTGAGGGCAAAGATGCACAATTGGTTGAAGCATACAGCCATCTTTCCAAAATACAACTGCGCAATGTCATAAAGTTTTGCGAAGCTGTTATAAATGACTGTGGTGCCTATGTGCAGATCAAGAAAGTGGAACGCAAGCCGCGTACAGTCCGGGCAGTGCCACCAGAAAAGCGAGCGGCCAAGTTCAAGATGCAGGCAGAGTTTGCAGAACTCAAGCTCAAGAGCCAGCCAGCCGCAAGCCTGGTGGACAAATCAGAAGCATGGTTGTACGACAGCAAAAAACGCAAGCTCATCCACCTTGTGGCAGACAGCCACACACAGTCATTCACAGTAAAAAACAACTCCGTCATTGGGTTCTCAACTGTGGAAACAGTACAAAAGACCCTGCGCAAACCAGCAGAACAGCTGAAAGGTATTGTGGGTGCTGGCAAGCCTGCCGCTCGCAAAGCATTCAAGGATATCAACACCACAGAAACTGCATGGAATGCCCGTGGCACAGAGAACTTGATCATACTTAAGAGTTGGTAAATATAGGGACACGGAGTCCCTATGGCAGAACAGCAAGACACATTATCTCAGCTCAAGCAAACTCTTATTGAGTATGTACAACTTCAACTGGGCAGCCAAATCATTGATTTGGAATTAGATCCAGCGCATTACGAAGCCGCGTATACCAAAACACTTGGCACATATCGTCAAAGAGCACAAAATGCCTACGAGGAAAGTTACAGTTTTTTCACCTTGGTCAAGGACGAAAACATATACACCTTACCCCAAGAAGTTGTGAGTGTGAGACAGTGTTTTCGCAGAACTTTTGGCGATTCGACTGGTCCGTTTGCCAGCAATTTTGATCCGTTTGCACAGGCGTCAATGAATGTTTACCTGATGAACTTTAACGTAGCAGGCGGCTTGGCCACATACGACTTCTACAGCCAGTATGTTGAACTAGCAGGCCGAATGTTTGGAGCCTATTTCAATTACACATACAATCCTGTCACAAAGAAGTTGCAGTTGATCCGTGATCCCAAAAACACCGGAGAAGCTGTGCTGATCTGGACGTACAATTTAAAACCTGAAATCAATCTATTAAGTGACTTTCAAATATCACAGTGGATCCGTGACTACATGGTTGCCAACTGTAAGATGATCATTGGCGAAGCCCGGGAGAAATTTGGCACCATTGCTGGACCACAAGGTGGCGGCACTCTGAATGGCACTGCCATGAAAGCTGAAGCACAAACTCAAATGGACGGCCTGCTTGAACAACTCAAAATGTACATAGACGGAAGCCAACCCTTGACCTGGGTAATTGGTTGATGAATTTTTATCATCGTGACGTTGATTGGGTATTTTCTCCAGATTTTAATTTAGAAATTTGTATCGACAGAACCATACGTGCCTGCAAAGGACATAATGCTACGTTAATGATAGCCATGTTGTTCTGGGAACCACATCAGGTCACTCCAGCAGTTGAGTACAAAATGCATTGTTTGGTTACTCAACTCAAAGCAGAAGGTATAGATACTATTGGATTGATGCATCACAGCTATGGCGATTTTCTCACGGTTCCATTTTTAGAACTTGTCAAAGTAGATTGGTGTTTGTGGAAAACATGGAATCTTATTAAGATTAATAAAATTAGTGGACAAAACACACAATGGAACAATCGGTCTGACAAATTTTTGTTTCTTACTGGTAAACCCTACAGACGAAATAGAGCAAGGCTGTTATGGAAATTATGCGATGCTGGGTTAGAAGATCGAATGACCTGGAGTTTGTTTTGTCATGATACTGATTTTGATCATACCTGTGCAGACTTTCCGGAGCTATCGCGAGAACAATTGAGAATTTGGATTGATCAGCATTTGCACAATCCTGATAATATTGAATTGGTCATTAGAGATACTCCAACCATGCGAGCACACTATCAAGGATTTCCCTATGATCCTGCGCTATTTGCAAATACTTTATTTCGAGTGGTATCTGAAACAAGTTTTAGAGATTCGGGCGAAGTGCCTTTGGGATTTAGGCATTATCCTACAGAAAAATTTTATGTTACGGCATTCAATAATCAACCCTGGATCTTGGCCGCAGATCCAGGTCTATTAGAGCATTTGGAAAATGAAGGCTATGATGGATTCCGTTGGGCATTGAGTGAGCAATACGATAATTTGTTACCAATGAATAACAGAATAGATTCTATTGTGAGATGTACAAAATCTTGGATGGAGTCTGGCATACCAGACCATGATCGAATAAGAAAAGGAGTAGAACACAATACCCGACACGTAGAAAGTTTAGCACTCAAACAACAAGATAAGTTGCAAGCCATAAACCAAAAATACAATTTGGGATTTACTGATCTAACTGATCTTTTTCCTATTCTTGATCGTGATCCGTATGTGGGGAAATATCACGGGTTTCTTGCAGAATACATGTAGACACACAGTCACAAATCTGTTATAATCATCACATGGACCTGATGATTGATCTTGAAGGCTTGGGAACAGGCCCTGACACTACTATTCTTACCATTGCCGCACAAGCGTTTGATCCGTTTGGCTATGGCTATTACGAGCAATCATTCTATGCCAGGGTCACACTGGAAAGCCAAGAAACTCGTAGCATACAACAAGGCACCATAGACTGGTGGGCCACACAACCTGCTGTGGTGCGTGACGAAGCATTTTCAGAAGAAGATCGCATACCTTTAGATCACGCACTTGACGGCTTGGGTAAATTAATTTGGCATGCCAAGCGTGTGTGGGCCCAAGGTCCAACATACGACATGAACATCCTGGAGCATGCTTACAAAAGCTACAACAAACCCTTGCCATGGCAGTACTACATGGTGCGCGATAGCCGTACGGTGTTTAGTTTATGGCCCGAACAACCCATGCCTCCTACCACACATCATGCGCTAGAAGATTGCCGCAGACAAATTCACATGCTACAAAACACACTTAAATACCTCAACGTTCGGGAGTTAAAATGATTATTGGCATCTGTGGATTCATTGGGTCAGGCAAAGACACCATTGCCGACTATCTTGTAAATTTGCATCACTTTCGCAGAGAAAGTTTTGCAAGCACCTTAAAAGATGCTGTGGCACAAGTGTTTGGATGGGATAGAACCATGCTGGAAGGACGCACAAAGCAAGCTAGAGAATGGCGTGAGCGTGTGGATCCTTGGTGGGCAGAACGACTGGGCATGCCTACATTGACTCCACGCTGGATACTACAATACTGGGGCACAGAAGTATGTAGAGCTGGATTTCATGATGACATCTGGATTGCCAGCTTGGAAAACAAACTGCGTCACAGCCAAGATGATGTGGTAATTTCAGACTGTAGATTCCCCAATGAAATCCTAGCCATCAAGAATGCTGGAGGGCGTGTGATCCGTGTGGTGCGCGGCACCGAGCCTGCTTGGTATAGTTCAGCTGTGAGCGTTAATCGTGGCGCTAATGGTAATTCAACTTGGGCGTTAAGTCATAGAAAACTAGAAAAACTAGGCATTCATGCCAGCGAAACTGCCTGGGTGGGCACAGAGTTTGATGCTGTGTTAGACAATAACGGCACTCTTGATGACCTGTATCAACAGGTCAAGAGTCTGGCTCAAGATCGCCCTGTCGCCACGCAAGATCGCTCTTAGACAACTCTACTTCACAGTTTCTGCAAACTGATTTGAGATTTTTAAGTCCAGTATTGTTCAAGTCTCCATCAACATGATATACGAAGATTTGACCAGCATATTTGGCTCGGAACCCACAGCGATCACAACTCATCTTTTTCTTATAGCCTGCTGATTTCCAGCGTGGTTCTCTTGGCTTGAGCCCACG